ATGAAACGACTTTCTTTTATATGGTTTGCGGGGTTGTTGTGCCTTTGTACAACAATGGTTTCGTGTGTGGGAACGGCACCCATGAAGGAAGTACGCCTTATCGACTCTCTAAACCAGGTGGCTTATGCTTTTCGTTATAAAAACCTGGATTCATCCTGCCATGCGGCATCAAGGGCCTACCGTGAAGTCAGCCTCTATAAACAAGGAAAAGCGGAAGCATCCAATAATCTGGGCTTTTGTGCTTTTATGCGCATGGATTTTGAGCAGGCCGAAAAGTTTCATATGGATGTCTATAATCTGACCAAGAATGAACTGGAACTCCTTATTGCCGACATCGGTTTGATGAAGATTTATCAGCGGACGGCGTTGAACAAGGAGTTCTACGATTATCGCAATAGTGCCTTGCACCGTATGAAAAGAATAGCGGAGGATGACAATCTGTTTGTGGACCAACACGAGCAAATGCGTTTGAATTATGCCCGTTCGGAATTTTATATTGTATCTGCTGTGTATTATTATTATTTGCAACAGCGTCCGGAAGCTGTAGCCTCTATTAATGAAGTTACTAAAAAACAAGAGTTGCTGGCAGATACCAATCAGCTGTTGTATTATCACTACATCAAAGGTTCTGCTGCCTTATGCGAGGGTGAGACACCGGATGAGCGAAGACTGAGAGAATTTGATGAGCTCTATACCGCATGGCAGTTGGCTTCGCGCAAGGGCTATCTTTACTTTGAGGGCAATGGAGTGCAGGGACTTGCCAACTTGATGGCTTCACCGGATAATTACGCATTTTTTCAAGACCGCCGCTCCCATGCCTTGACACGTTTTGGAGTACCGGTAGATTCGCTGCTTCCCATGCGTCTGGGGCAGTTGGCATTGCAAAAATTCAGCCAATACAAGGATTTGTATCAGATAGCAGGTGCATATGTATCTATCGGCAAATACCTGAATGCCCACAGTCACTATACAGAAGCTCTTGACACGCTAAAACTTGCTCTGGAATGTGTAAATGACCATCACCGCCTTTTCTATGACTGCCACGATAGTTTGGACTGGCTGAAAGCATTTGACCGTCGAGATACGATTTGTGCGGAGAAGGCATGGATGGAGCAGAAACTGAAAACCGTGCCCGAGTGGATTTCACGTATTCGTGAACAGTTGAGCGTTTCGTATGCAGGACTCGGGATGAAAGAAAAATCAGACTATAACCGCAATATTTACCTGGATATCCTTGAAGATACACGCCAGGATAAAGAGCTGGAAAGCCGCTATCAAGCATTGGAAAAGGAGGCGGGGCAGCTCAACGTCGTGTTGTCACTGGTCATTGTGGGCTTCGTGCTTGTATCCCTCTTTTTCTGGTTTTTCAACAAGCGTTCCAAAGACCGGAACAGAGTGCATCTCCGCCGTCTGCAGCTGATGCTGGATATCTGTCAGAAGATAACGGCATCCATTCCGGCAGATGCACAGACTGAGGAGGAAATCATCGACTCTATCCGGACGGCTGTCTGCCCGGAATTGGAAAAGCTGTTTGGAGTGAAGGACATCCGCATAGACAACGGGCAATTAGTGTTCCCGCGTCGGATGAGCAAGGATGAGCAGGCGATGGTACGGGTGATAACCCCCTATATCCAATGGGCAATCGACAACGGCATGACGTCCATCTCCCTTGGGGATGAGCGCCGCAGACTGGAAAAGCAACGCTACATTTACGAGCAGCACATCGCGGGGAACAAACGGCAAAATCTGATAAAGAAAGCATGTATGGCTATTGTCAACGGGATTCATCCGTACATAGACCGTATCATCAACGAAGTGCAGAAACTGACTCAAAAAGGATTCATCAAAGAGGAACGGATAAAGGAGGAGAAATACCAGTATATCGACGAGTTGGTTACTACCATCAACGAATACAATGATATTCTTGCCCTTTGGATAAAGATGAAGCAAGGAAGCCTTAGCCTGAACATAGAGACGTTCGAATTGAATGAACTTTTCGAGCTGCTCAGGAAAGGAAGCCGTACATTCGAGATGAAGAGACAGTCGTTGGAGGTGCAGCCTACGGATATCCGGGTGAAGGCAGACAAAGCCCTTACATTGTTTATGATAAATACACTGGCAGAGAATGCCCGTAAATATACCCCTCAGGGCGGTATGGTGAAAGTATATGCACGGCAGGAGGAGGATTACGTGGAAATCTCGGTAGAGGATAATGGTTGTGGATTGTCACCGGAAGATGTAGCCCGCATCGTGGGAGAAAAAGTATATGACTCGAAAGCCATCGGTATGAGTGACGCTCCCGACAAGGAGGAATTGAGGAAGAACAAAGGAAGTGGCTTTGGACTGATGAACTGTAAGGGCATCATTGAAAAATATCGCAAGACGAATGATTTGTTCAAGGTCTGTCTGTTCAATGTGGAGAGCGGGCTGGGAAAAGGCAGCCGTTTTTATTTCCGTCTGCCTGCGGGTATCCGTAAGTCCGTGTCGGTGTTGCTCGTCGTGTTGTCTTTGTGCATGTCATCCTGCCGGCATGCTGTGGAACAGCCTGCTTCCGGAGAGGTGTTACCGGATTCTTTGGCACTGCTTGCACAGAATGAATACGAAGCTTTGCTGGACGAAGCCTCCGATTATGCCAATGAAGCTTATTACTGCAATGTAGACGGAGAATACGAACTGGCTTTACAATACATAGATTCGGCAATGTATTGCCTGAACGAACATTACAAGCAATACGCCCATCCTATACATCGCTATATGACGCTGACCGGAGACGGGACGCCTGCGGAACTGGATTGGTGGAACCAGATGTTCAATTCGGATTTCCATGTAATTCTGGATATCAGGAATGAAGCGGCAGTCTCATTTCTTGCATTGAAGCAATGGGATGACTATAGTTATAATAATGCTGCCTACACCACCTTGTACAAACTGTTGGGAGAAGACCAATCCTTGGAAGAATATTGCCGGCAGCTGGAGCGTTCCACCAACAACAAGATGGTGGGCATTTTGCTGGCGGTGATTTTGCTGTTCGTATTGCTGTTGGGATATTACATACTCTACTTCCGTAAACGTCTGGTGAACCGCTGGAATCTGGAGCAAGTACTGGAAATTAATGGAAAGGTGTTCAATGCCTCCTTGTTGCCGGTTTCGGATACGGAGGAAATGTTGCAGCGTGAGGAGGATACATTGAAGGAAATCCCGCGGCAGATTGTAGGTTCCGCTTTTGATGCAGTGAACGAACTTTTGAGTATCGACCGGTTAAGCATAGCTGTATACAACGAGACTACACATAAGCTGGAATACACTTCCAATCCAGTGGAAGATACCGCCGTGGACGAGTTGCCTATCTGGAGGAAATATATGGAGAATTGCTTTGAGCAGCAAGAGTACATATCGGAAAAGGGTATACAAACATTGCCGCTTGTTGTGGATGCGGGAAATATGTGTCGTTGCATAGGTGTGCTGTGTCTGGAACGCAGGGAAGGTACGGAGCAGGAGACCGACCATTTGCTTTTGGAACTGATAGCCCGTTATGTCTCCATTGTAATCTTCAATGCAGTGGTTAAGTTGGCTACGAAATACCGGGACATCGAAGTGGCTCAAGATGAAGCCCGGCGAGCTTCCTGGGAAGACAGTTTGCTGCATGTACAGAACATGGTGCTGGATAATTGTCTCTCGACCATCAAGCATGAAACGATTTATTATCCGAACAAGATAAAGCAGCTGATAGGGAAACTGCGGTCCGGCAAACAGACAGAAGCGGAGGAGCGGGAAACGGTGGTTGCCATCAGCGAATTGATAGAGTATTACAAAGGTATCTTTACGACACTCAGTTCATGCGCTTCCCGCCAGTTGGAAGAGGTGACTTTCAGGCGTGCGACAATATCTGTGCCGGAACTTATGGCTACTGCCGGGAAATATTTCCGCAAAGTGTATAAGGGAAACAAGGCGCATATTGATTTTAAGATACAACTGTTGGAAGGACGGATTACCGGTGACTGGAACCAGTTGCGTTTCCTGCTTGAAAACCTGATAGACGAGGCTTGCTCCGTAACTCTGGATGGAGCTGTCTGTCTGTCGGCCCGGGAAGATGGGGAATTTATACGTTTTCTGTTTACAGATATGCGCAGGGAAAAGACCCGTGAAGAATTGAACCAATTGTTCTATCCCGACTTGTCCCGCATGACGGCCGGTGAGAAAGGAGAACTGTATGGTACGGAATATCTGGTGTGCAAGCAGATTATCCGCGACCATGACGAGTTTGCCGGACGCCGGGGATGCCGTATCAATGCCGAACCGGGAAAGGAAGGAGGTTTTACAATATATTTTACGCTACCGAAAAAATGAAATATGGAAGACAAAAAATTTAAAGTAATCATCGTTGAAGATGTCAAGTTGGAGCTGAAAGGGACGGAAGAGATTTTCCGCCATGAAATTCCCAATGCGGAGGTAATAGGTACTGCTATGACTGAGCAGGAGTTCTGGACATTGATTGAAGCCGGCGTGCCGGATCTTGTTCTGCTGGACTTGGGACTGGGAGGTTCGACCACAATCGGGGTGGACATCTGCCGGAATATCTTCAAGCGTTATCCGGGAGTACATGTGCTGATATTCACGGGAGAAATATTGAATGAGAAGTTATGGGTGGACGTACTTGAAGCCGGTGCCGACGGCATTATCCTGAAAACCGGAGAGTTGCTGACCAAAACCGATGTGCAGGCAGTGATGGACGGCAAGAAGCTGGTCTTTAACTATCCGATACTGGAGAAGATAGTGGAACGCTTCAAGAAATCTGTCCTAAATGATGCAAAACGTCAGGAAGCAATCATAAGCTATGATATTGATGAGTATGATGAGCGTTTCCTCCGTCATTTGGCACTGGGCTATACCAAAGAAATGATTGCCAATCTTAGGGGAATGCCTTTTGGAGTCAAGTCGCTGGAGAAACGGCAGAATGACTTGGTCGGCCGTCTTTTCCCGCCTAGTGAACGGGTGGGGGTGAATGCCACTCGTCTGGTGGTGCGTGCATTGGAACTTCGAATCCTGAATATAGACAATCTGGAAGCCGACGATGAGTAAACTCCGAATGCCACATCCCGCTACGATGTTCTTCCTGCTGACGCTGGCAGTCATCCTCCTTTCATGGATATTCGATGTCTATGGCCTGAGCGTGCTGCAACCGCAGACTGGAGAAGTAATACGGGTGCAGAGCCTGCTGAGTCCGGAGGGCATACGCTGGCTGCTGCGCCATGTCATAACCAATTTTACGGGATTCGCTCCGTTAGGGCTGGTGATTGTGGCTATGTTCGGAATAGGGGTGGCACAGCATTCGGGTTTCATCGATGCATGTATTCGCAGGGGGGTACGACGTCCACGTGATCCTTGGCGCATTATTCTGCTGGTTATTGTCTTAGGACTGTTGTCCAATATAGTGGGAGATGCAGGATATATCATTCTGTTGCCGATAGCTGCAACTTTGTTCCAGTCCGTCGGTCTGCACCCCATTGGAGGTATAATTACAGCTTATGTTTCAGTCTCTTGTGGCTATAGCGCTAATGTGTTTTTGAGTACATTAGACCCCATGATTGCCTCTGTAACGCAAGAAGCGGCTGATAGGATGAATATTGCTCCGGGGCAGACTGGACCGCTGTGCAATTATTATTTTCTCTTTGTTTCCACGTTCCTGCTTGCATTCATCATTAATCATATTACCCGCAGGAGCTTGTTGCCGCACTTGGGAATGTATGCAGGGGATATTCATTTTAATGGCTACAAACAACTGTCCCGCAAGGAACGGAGAGCTATGTTGGGAGCTGTATTTGCAGGCTTGCTGTATATTGCCATTATTCTGTGGGCTACATTCTCTTCATGGGGGATATTGCGGAGTGTCAATGGTGGGTTGATTCGTTCTCCGTTTATAGTCGGTATTCTGTTTTTGCTTTCGTTTGGAATAGGTTTGATGGGGATGGTCTATGGTTTTGCCTCCGGCCGATACCGTACGGACGGTGATGTGATAGAAGGACTTACGCAGCCGATGAAACTGCTGGGCGTTTATTTTGTGATAGCTTTCTTTGCCTCACAGATGTTTGCTTGTTTTGAATATTCCCACTTGGACAAGTGCATTGCCATTTTAGGCGCTAATCTGCTGTCCTCCGCCTCTTTGAGTAGTTTATGGATATTGATTCTCTTCATTCTTTTTACGGCGCTGGTCAATCTCTTTATGGTATCTGCCACAGCTAAATGGGCTTTCATGTCTTTCATTTTTGTTCCGGTATTGGCAAGTATGGGCATTTCGCCGGATATGACCCAATGTGCGTTCCGTATAGGTGACAGTGCAACAAATGCCATAACACCTTTTATGTTCTACATGCCACTTGTCTTGACCTATATGCAGCAATATGATAGGCAATCCACTTATGGTTCACTGCTGAAGTATACTTGGAGATATTCTTTAGTCATTCTATTGGCATGGACTGCCTTATTTGTACTTTGGTACATCAGCGGTTTGCCATTAGGACTGTAATATCATAACCGATGAACAGCCCGTTTTCGATAACCCCGGTAATGGCTTTCAGTTTCTGTTCCAAATCAGGAACAATGTTGCTGAGATGAATGTCAAGAATGAAATTACCGTTTTCGGTAAATACCGGACCGTCTTTTCTTTCTGCAAGACGTAGGCTGATTTTTGAAGCTCCCAATAAGCGTATCTCGTTTTCCACATGGGAGAGAGCATGTGGAAATACTTCTACCGGTATGGGGTATTTGCTCCCCAGTTTGCTGACAAGCTTGCTCTCATCGACAATGATGTAAGTCTTACCACTGCTTTTAATTAGGAGCTTCTCCTTAAACATGGCTCCACCACGTCCTTTGATGAGGTTATTATGCGGATCCACTTCGTCTGCACCGTCGAATGTCCAATCCGGACGCTTATTCCACAGAGTAGTTTGCGGCAGGCCAAGCTGTATACATGTCATCGAAATTTCGGCAGATGCCGGAATGATTTCTATATGCAAAGATTCTTGTTTAACTCGTTGAGCTAATGCAAACAAAGTGAGATAAACGGTAGAGCCGGAGCCTGCTCCTATGACATCACCGTCTTTGGCCAGTCCGGCAATCTCCTGGGCTACCAATTCCTTACTCGCCTTATTGCTGATTTTATTTGACCATTGCAATTCCTGTATCAACTGATTTTCCCATTCCATCTCTTTAAAATTTAGTTGTTATTACTCTTTCATTCATTTTCGGGTCAATGCTACTTTTCCTACTTGAATATTCCTCCATATTTTTACTTTTTATAATTAGTAACATTGATAATTTGCAAAATGTTTTAATACATCTGTATATAAATACCGTGTATCTTGTTTGTAAAGGTAACTAATCATTACTTTTTATGTAGCAAATGAGCCTTTTATACATAGGTAACGAAAAAAGGTGATACAAAAATTTGCAATATTCGTAAAAAAGCGTACCTTTGCACCGCAATGAAGGCTGGTTCCGTAGCTCAGCTGGATAGAGCAACGCCCTTCTAAGGCGTGGGTCTTGCGTTCGAATCGCAACGGAATCACAAGGAAAAATGCTAATAGGTTCATTGACAACTTGTTAGCATTTTCTTTTTATGATAGTTGCACAACATTTGCACAACTTGCGAATAGGGAAAGAAAAAGCCGGGGAATAATTCCGGCTATATTGTTGTTTTAACCCCACCGCTGATTTTGGGAGTTGGGTCGTATTCTGCTTTTTGTCTTCGTTTCTCATCCTCGTCTTTAAGGTACTTGTTCCTTATCTCTTTGATGTCATTCGTCATTCCCCATACCTTGAAGAAGAGGATGATTTGCAGTACTCCGAATATTAGGAGTATGATGGTTAGAAAGTCAATCATAATCTTAGATATTTAGTTTGTTCTTTAATTCGTTGAACACATCGGGATTTTCAAGTTCTCCCCAGTAGTATTTCTTATAACTGTCTCGGTCAAAGCTCTGCTTTTTCATATAAATAAAGGGGCATATCTTATTGTATAAAACGATAAAAACAAATTTAGCAAAATGAGTTTTTGATTATTTTTTTAGATTAGTATATCCATGAAGATTCAGCTGAATATCTATGACTTTAGCATCTTCTTTGATGCTTTGAGTATAATATTCAGCTATTCTATTTTTGTCTCTTTGATAGAGCTTTTGTTCTCTTGTAGTTGCTTTATTTATGACCTTTTTGTGGAAAATTCACTCACCATTGCCCCCCTCCGTTCACTTTAAAGTGATCCCCCAAATTCACTCGAAAGTGACCCCTTAAATTCACTTTAAAATGCCCCCCTAAAAAGTGAGTTTCATTCTTGTTTACCCGGTTTATAATTCTATTTTGTTTGTTAAAAACAAATAAAAGTCAGTTATGTCCAATAAACAATTAGGAATGGAAAAGATTCGTCAAGTGTTACGCTGTTACTCTCAGGGTTATGGGACCAAAAGTATCAGTAGTATGTTAACCGTTTCGCGCAACACGGTCAAGAAATACTTACAGGTATTTCAGCGCAGCGGTTTGGATTATGAAGGAGTACTGTCTCTATCGGACCAGGAACTCTCGGAGTTATTCCACGAAAAGACCAGAGTAAAGACAGAAAGCGAACGGATGGAAGAACTAAAGTCGTTGTTGCCCGAATATTGCAAGCGGCTTCAGAAGAAAGGTGTTACCCGTGAGGCTTTACATCGCGAGTACCTCTCTTCCCATCCGGATGGTTACGGACGCACCCGCTTCTATATTCTGATTCAGCAGCATATAGCCTGCAGCCGTCCCATCATGTATCTTGAACACAAGGCCGGTGATAAAGTGTTCATAGACTTCGCCGGTGACAAACTCTCCATCATCGACCTTGACACGGGCGAAATCATCCCGGTGGAGGTTTTTGTCGCAATTCTGCCCTGCAGCCAGTTAACCTATGTGGAAGCGGTCATGAGCCAGAAAAAGGAGGACTTGATCTGTGCTTCGGAAAACGCCTTGTTATACTACCAGGGGGCTCCCTCTGCCATCATCCCGGACAATCTCAAGTCCGCCGTTACCAAGAGCAGTAAATACGAGGCCATCCTGAATGAGGACTTTGCAGCCTTTGCCGAACATTACGGCTGTACCGTAATTCCCGCCAGGGCTTACAAGCCACGTGACAAGGCACTGGTCGAGGGTGCCGTTAAACTGATCTATCGCAGTATCTATCCAAAGATACAGGAACGAGAGTTTTATGACCTTGATTCACTGAACGCGGCTATCCGTGTCGCCTTGGAACTCCACAACAACACTCCGCTCACAGACCGTAAATACAGTCGGCGGGAACAGTTCGAGGAGATAGAACGTGATTCTTTACGCAAGCTCAATCCCATCCGTTTTGAACTCAAACAGCATTACAGGGCTACCGTGATGAAAAACGGCCATGTCCGCCTGGGGGAAGATGCCCATTACTACAGTGTGCCTTGCGGCTATATAGGCAAGAAGGTCATCTTGTTATATACCTCACGCGAGGTATGCATCTATTACGGTTACGAGCTGATTGCTTCCCATACCCGCAACAGGGCCCGTTGCCGGTACACGACCCTGGAAGAGCACCTGGCTTCACACCATCGCTATATCACGGAATGGAACCCGGACAAATTTATACGTGAAGCGGCGGCTATCCATCCGGATGTGGAGGCATATATCCGTCAGGTTATGGAAGAGAAAAAGCATCCGGAACAAGCCTATAAATCGTGTCAGGGCATTCTTAGCTTCGCACGCAGGGTCGGCAACACCCGGTTGACCAATGCCTGCCGTTGGGCTACAAGTTACGGGCTGTACAATTATCCCATCATCGAGCGCATCCTTAACAACCGGCAGGATGAGTTCCCGTTGGAAGACAGTGCCGGGCAAGAAACGGAGATGCCTTCCCATGAGAATATCAGAGGAAAAGAATATTATCAATAAACCAACCAGATGCAATATGGAAATGAATCAGGACACATTGGAAAAGATGTTAGGAATGAATCTTAAAGGTATGTATTATGCCTTTAAAACAAGTTTGGAAACACATCGGACAGAGAGCATGACTACCGACCAGTTCGTCTCATGGCTGGTCTCAAGTGAATGGGATGACCGCAGAAACCGCGCGGTAGAGAGAGCTATCCGTCAGGCCTCCTTCAGATACAAGGCCACCATTGAAGAAATAGACTTCTCAGTGGAAAGGGGGCTGGACAAGAATCTTACCCAGCGTTTGGCTGACCTGACGTTTGTCAGGGAACGCAAAGACATGTTTATTACCGGAAGTGCCGGAACAGGAAAAAGTTATCTGGCAACCGCTTTTGGCTTCCAGGCTTGCCAGAAAGGATATAAAGTACTATACGCCAACACATCCAGACTTATGGGGATGCTTAAGGTTGCCAAGGCGAAAGGTACAATCCTGCAAGAACTCAAGAAAATCGAGAGGTTAGACATGCTTATACTGGATGATTTTGGCATACAACCCTTCGATTCCCAAGGGCGGATGAACCTGATGGATATCATAGAGGACAGGCATGGTAAAAAATCCACCGTCATAACATCACAGGTCCCGGTAAGGGATTGGTATGACGTTATTGGAGAAAAGACGATTGCCGATGCCGTTCTGGACAGAATTGTACATCAGGCTATACGTATAGAGCTCTTCGGAGAGTCGCTACGCAAATGTAAAAGTAAAAAAGAATCGTTATATTTATAAACGAAATTTAATGTAGAACCCGGCATAACTGACAGGAAGAATACGAAGAAAACAAGAATGAACAGAATGAAAGAATGGAAAAATTTAACAGGGGTCAAATTGCTCTGAATTAAGGGGGCTACTTTGAGTGGATTTTCCAGCTTTCGGGCTACCACAATATACACGATTATGAAAGCAGATTTAGTTTTAGTTATCAGTCCTGAAGCCCCACTAATGAAGCAACTGGGCAAAGTGTTAGGTAAGCTATGTAGTATGTGCGATTTTACCACCATAGAGAGGGGCGAAAAGTACATCACCATACAGCATGATGAAACTGGGCTTGTAGTGGCTTATACGAGTGAAGAAAGATTGAATGTGAAACATAAATATTGATTATTATGGGTGAAATAGCAGATAGTTTAATTAGTGGTGAATTTGATTGCATCACAGGTGAATATTTAGGTGAAGAAGTTGGCTATCCAAGAACGCACGCTTATGACAGACATGAATACATGCCACCAGTTGAAAAGAAGCCTACCAGCAAGGCGAATGTCTGTATAACTAACATGTGCAAAGACAGAGGATTTAGTAACCGTGCAAAAATTGAGCTTGTAGCCAAATTCTTGTATAGCAAAGGTTACAAACAATTGCCTAACCTATCCCACCAGTATAAAATCATTCACAGCCAGTACAAGAATGATTTTAAAAAGTTTTTGGTTGAACAAGTAAAACAAAGAAAGGATGAATAATATATTCACAATATGCTATTCAGAAGAAGAAGCAAATGAAATAGGCCACTTCATTTTGAGTAGAGGATACGAGGGTGTTCAAAATGATAGCTATAGATATTGTCGTGAAGCGATTTGGTGGGCTTTCAAAGAAGCTAAAAGGCATCATTCAAATTACATCTGCGTTGGCGTTGCAGGTTGCCAAATGACTGTATCAAAATCAAAGCGAGGTCTTAGACGAAATGGTCTTAAATACATAGAGAAAAGGCGAATGTTTTACAAATTACTAAGTAAGTATTGATAAATAATTATGAACTCAATTAACGACGAAAGAGGTTGCAGCGTATGTCAACCCGGTAAAGAAAACTATTGCACTTACACTACCAAATTGAAAGGTAAGAGAGTAAGAATGTACCAATATGACTATCGCACTGAAAGTGGCGAACTGTTTGCTTGTTGTGCACCTACCTTAGAGGCGTGTAGAGAAAGACGGGATAAATGGCTTAGTTCACGACAATAAACCGATTGTCGTGTATAACGATTGAAGATATTTCGTTATCTTTGGTTGTGGTAGTACCTTTGGGGTACAACCTTTTATGGTATAATTTTTTATAACGATATAGTAATATGAAGATTAGTTATAATGGGCAAGAGATAGAAGCGTATTCGCTTGTAATGACAAAAGAAAATGCCTTGGCTATTTTAAATGGCAAAAAAGACATAGAAACACGTATGCTTAGTACAAAATACGAAAAAATGTTCACGGATTTTGCGCAAGTTGACGAGAATGAGAAATTAAGAAAATCGGGGCATGAAGATGAATGCAAGCCTGTCTTAAGAACTGATATAGAGGCTATCCATTTTTATAGTACTGGTGCACCATGGACACTTGATGTTGCCATTGATGAAATTGGTATAGGTGAAGTAACAGAAGAAGGTATAAAATTCATGCACGATGAATTTGATTTTCACGATTTTGATGAACAATTAAAAGAGTTCAAGAAGAATCCACCGAAAGAGCTACCATTATTTTACTATTTACATATTTGTGAAATCATAAGTCATTCAGGTTTGAAATAATATAAGCCATTTCGGTGGCTTTGTTTGTTGGTAAAAAGATTGTTTAATTAAAAAATTAAGATTATGCCAGAAACGTATGCAACGGATGCAAGTGGTCGAAAGTATCGTACTCGAAAAGATTATGAAGCAGGTCGTTTTCAGTCTACCGGTAGAAATGCAGCTCAAAGAGCAAGAATTAACCGCCGTATAGGAGGCAGAGTTGTCTAATGAAGAAAGCGATAGATATAATTAAAGCTGTCGCAAAGAAGACTGACAGGGTTATATTGTTTCACTCGGCATCGGGCAAGGACAGTATAGCCCTTTTAGACCTAATATCACCTTATTTCAAAGAGATCGTTTGCGTCTATATGTATGTCGTTAAAGACTTATCTCACATTAATCGGTATATAAATTACGCTTGTAAGAAGTACCCTAATATGAAATATATTCAAATTCCGCACTTTGCTCTTTATTCATACAGGCGCATTGGATATATGGGATGTGTCAAAAATGAGAAGCAAAAGTTGTACAATATGGCTCAACTTACCGATATAGTAAGGGAGAAATATAATATTGAATGGGCTTTCTTTGGTTTCAAGCAATCTGATTCGATGAATCGACGTTTAATGTTACGCACATACGATATGAATGGAATCAATGAAGCACAAAAGAAGTGCTATCCATTATCGGAATATCGGAATAAAGATGTATTGGAGTACATTAGTCGAAAAAGTCTAATCAACCCCGAATCATACGGAGGGAAACATCAGTCATCTGGTACTGACATAACGGATATTAATTACTTGTTATTTCTTCGTTATAAATATCCATGTGATTTAAAAAAAGTTATAAATGAATATCCATTGGTAGAACGGAAATTGTTTGAATATGACTATGAAAGAATTAAAACAAAGTGAAACAAGGGTTATAAAACGCTTCCAAATAAACCTTAATCCGATTAATCCTAAAAGGCATTCGGACGAGAAGGTAAAACTGCAAAAGAAAAATTTGCAGAAAGTTGGTTTTCTTGGTGGTATTGTATGGAATGAGAAATCAGGAAATCTGATTGACGGGCATCGGAGAATTAAAGCAATGGATTTGTATTACAAATATGATGGTACTCCAAGCACTGATTATGACGTAAAGGTAGAGGTTGTGAATTTAGATGATAAAGTTGAAAAGGAACAGCTTACATATATGGCAGTAGGGAATACAAAACCTGATATAGACCTTATAGCTGGTTATATCTCTGATATAGATTATACGGATGTTGGATTGGATATTGGAGAACTCAACGATATTCTTTCTATAAATACAGCTATTCCTCCTTTGTCTGATTCTTTGGATGATTTATTATCCTCTGTATCATCGTTTGATGAAATAGAAACTCAGCCTACGGATGAAAAAACATACGAGGAGAAAAAAGAACACATGAAAGCTGTTAAGCAGCAAGTAAGAGATTCGGCAATAGAAAGACAACAAAACGAGGAGGCGTATATAATGCTGTCGTTTTCTTCTTATGAAGCTAAGGAAGATTTTTGCGATTTGCTTGGTATTAGTACAGATGACAAGTTCGCTAAAGGAGAAGATGTATTGAAAATGATTAAGTGACGAAAGTAACAGATACGTGCGCCCGTGTGCAAGAATATGGGAAAGAAACCAAAAATAGAAGATTTTAGGAAGATTCTCCGTAAATCCGGTGGGAATCTGACTAAGGTGGCCGCTATTTTCAAAGTGGCTCGGAAAACTATATACCAATGGGCGAAAGACGATGTGGAGTTTAAGGATGCTATATCGGATGAGCGTGGGGCTTTAGTTGACGAATGCTTGGTTTCTGCCCGTGTCCTAGCATTGGGTATTCCCGAAAAGGATGAAAAAGGAAATTTTATTGGTTGGCGTGAACGTCCAGATGGTTATATGATTCGTTATTTGCTTTCTACATTAGGAAGAAAAGAAGGGTTTGGTGAAGAGTCAGAAGACGCTGATATTCCAACAGACATAGAGCATGGCATCAACATTGATTCTTGGATTAAAGACAAGCTGAAATGATAGTACCTCAAGAAATATATCATCCATTGTACGAGGATAAGGAAAAGTTCATAATTCTTATCACCGGTGGGCGTGGCTCAGGTAAGTCTTTCAATGCTTCCACCTTCATTGAGCGGTTGACTTTTGAAATGACTCCCGTAGAGAAAATTGTTCACCAGATTCTTTATACCCGTTACACGATGGTATCTGCCGGGATGTCTATCATTCCGGAAATGATGGAAAAGATAGATTTGGACGGAACAACGAAGTATTTCAAGACAACCAAAACCGATATTGTAAACCGGATGACCGGCAGTCGTATCATGTTCCGTGGTATCAAGACTTCTTCCGGGAACCAGACGGCCAAGCTGAAATCAATTCAGGGTATCACCACCTTTGTTTGTGATGAGGCGGAGGAATGGACCAGTGAGGAAGAGTTTGACAAGATTATGCTCTCCATCCGTAAGAAGGGAATTCAGAACCGGATAATCATAATTATGAATCCATGCGATTCGAACCATTTCATCTACAAGAAATACATCGAGAACACTCATCGACTGGTGGAGATTGATGGCGTGCAAGTACAGATATCAACTCATCCGAACGTACTTCATATCCATACCACGTATTTTGATAACTTGGATAACCTTTCTCCTGAGTTCCTGAAAGAGGTGGAAGATATGAAGGTGAGTAATCCTGAA